GATGTGGCTCTGCAGGATGGTCTGCAGCAGATGCGGGTCGACGCTGATCTCGGCCGCGATCAGGCCGGAGACGCGGGCGGGCCAGTTCAGCAGCGCGTCGCGCATGGTGCTGCCGATCTCATCGAGCGCGGCATTCGCCTCGGTGACGTCGACCAGCCGGCGCTTGGTCTCGTCGAGCGAGAGGCGCTGCGCCTCGACCTTCAGCGCGAGCTGCGCGACCTTCAGGCGGGCGAAGGGCGTGCCGTCGGCGCCGGCGCCTCCGCCACCAGTGGCGAGTGGCGAGCGGACCGGGTCCGCGGTTTCGACCAGGCGGCGGCGGGTCTTGTCGATGTCCCACTGACCGTCCGGCTCGCGGGCGATGCGGTTGGTCTGCTCGGCCTTGCGCAGCGCGGTCTCGGTGATGCCGATGCGGCGGGCGGCCTCGCGGGTGGAGGGGGTCAACTCGGGCATGGCGGCGGACCTCCCGCCCCGCGCGTGGTCGGATAAGTCAGCGCGCCGCGCGCGCTGTCAGCATTCGTGCGGTGGTGCGCCACAACCCAGGTGAATAACGAGCATTCGGGCACGGATTTCTGTGGGCAATCCGCGTCGTGCCGTGCGACATCACCTCGACCATCGAGGGCCGACGAAGATGCTGCAGCCCAGCGCACCGAAGGACATCGAGAAGATGGTCGAAGCGACCGCGAAGGCGATGGCCCTTGCGGAGCAAAGCGTCGGCACACCGCGCATGGTGAAGCTCTACCTCGATGACGCCAGGAAAGTGCTGCTGGACGTCGCCAAATCGGCGAGGCGCCAGAAATGGACGATCGAGGAACTGATCCTCGCGCTCGATCCGCCAAAGCCGAAACTGAAGCCCTGGGAGAAGTACGCGGACCCGCCGCAGCGCGGCGGGCCCTGATCGCGGCGCCGGCGGCGTCAGTCGGCGATGCGGTAGATGCTGTAGCTGCCGCGGGCGCCTTCCTTGTTCGGGCCGACCTGGCGCACACGCTCCAACACCTGCACCTCGATCCCTTGACGCTTCTTCAGGCCGGCGAAGAATCCGCGCACCGTGTGCTGCTGCCAGCCGGTGGCCTCGCAGATCTGCGCAATGGTCGCGCCGCCATCGCGGCGGAGCATCGCGAGCACCGTCTCCTGCTTCGTCCCCTCGCGCGACTTGCGCGGCCCGCCCGGCTCGCGGGCCGGCCGCCCTGGCTTGCTGGCCAGCACGGCGCGCAGGGCGTCGATCGCCGTCGGCAAGTCGGTGCGCTGGTTCTCCTCGTCGTCCCAGGCATCGAGGACGCGCTGCGCGACGTCCTTCAGCGTGGGGTTGCGCGTCGCTCGCGGGGCGGCCAGCGCCTGGTCGAGCAGGGCCATCTCCGCCGGCAGGGCGGGGTAGAGGGCGGCCTCCGGGCTCGCCGCGAGGGTGTCCTGCGGCGGCGCGACCTCCCCGCCCGTCGGCGCCGTGTCGCCAACCGTGGCGGGCTCCGCCGGCTCGTCGTCACCATCGATCAGCCGCGCGTCCACCCCGTTGCGTTCGTCGCGCGGCCGGGTGTCCTCGACCTCCTCCGCCTCGCCCTCCGGCGTGACGCCGATGGCGCGCAGCCCGGCCTCGGTGATGCGCAGCAGGCGGGTCCGCCCGTCGATCTGCCAGGCGTCCCGGGCGTTGTAGGCGCTAGCGTGCTCGTCGCTGACCAACCCCTGCTTGATCAGAGACTTCGCCACCGTCTGCCGCGCCGCGGCGGGGAGGCGCTCGGGCGGGATGGCGAGGCGGTCGTCGCGCTGGCTCGCCTGGCTGAGGAGGATGCGCTGGGTGTCGGAGAGCTTCATGTCCGGGCTCCTGGTTCCGCACCCGAAGGTCCGGGTGCTACGAGCCCAAGCCCCGCCGGCGTCACCCGGTCGGGGCGGTGTGGGAGTGATCCGCGTCAGAGGGCGTATTCGCCGCGGCGGAAGTGCTGGTCCGCGATGTCCTTCAGCTTCGCGGTAGCATCCGCAAGCCAGGCCGCTTCGCCCCAGAGCACCGTCTCGGGGTCCGCGCCGAAATGACCCTCGCTGGCCTGATGCAGTTCGGTCAGCAGGGCATCGAATTCGGCCTTCTTCGCGAGAAAGGCGGCCAGGCTGCGTTCCTGATTGCGGGCGGCGCGGGCTTGGCGGTCGGTCATCGTCGTCTCCGTCTTGATGCAGGGCATGCCCTGCGTGTGACGGACCATTCGCGCTGTGTCGCGCGCGAGCCAAGCAAGATGCAGTGGCGCGGGATTGCTATGTTTCGGCGCTGTTGATCACATCATGATCGACGTCGCCGCGCGTGGCCGCGATGTCCGCGAAGGTGCGGTCTTCGCCATCCAGCACCGCAGACTCGCCGGTCGCCTCCTGCCAGCGGCGCACGATCACATCGGCGTAAGCCGGGTCGAGCTCGAGCAGCGCCGCACGACGCTCTGTCCGCTCCGCCGCGATCATCGTCGTGCCGGAGCCACCGAAGGGATCGAGCACGGTGTCCCGCTGCTTGCTGCTGTTGCGGATGGCGCGTTCCACAAGTGCCACCGGCTTCATCGTCGGGTGCAGGTCGTTCCGCGCCGGCTTGTCGAAGTGCCAGACATTCCCCTGGTCGCGGGCGCCGCACCAATAGTGCTCAGCGCCTGCTTTCCAGCCGTAGAGCATCGCCTCGAACTGCTGATGGTAGTCGGCGCGGCCGAGCGCGAAGGTGTTCTTCGCCCAGATGATCGTACTCGACCACTTCCCGCCGGCTTCCTGCCAGGCGCGATGCAGCGTCGGCCATTCCGACGAGGACATGCAGACGTAGCAGGCGCCCTTCGTCACTGAGAGCAGGTTGGCCAGCGCCGGGCGGAGGAAGTCCAGGAAGCCCCGGCCCAGCGCGTCGTTGGCGATGGTCATCCTGGCCGCGGTGCCGCCCTGGTAGGCGACGTTGTAGGGTGGGTCCGTGAAGGCCATGTCAGCGAGGCGATCGCTGCCGAGGGCGCGCTGCACATCGCCGAGCTTCGTGGCGTCGCCGCAGAGCAGGCGGTGACCGCCGCAGCGCCAGAGGTCGCCGGCACGGGTGACGGGCGCCGCCGGAGGCACCGGCGCATCGTCGACGTCGTCGCCGAAGCCGACATCTGCCGCGGCCAGCAGCCGGTCGAGTTCCATGCCCGAGAAGCCGAGGACGTCGAGGTCCACCACCGCCTCGTCACGGATGCGGGCGATCTCCGCGGCGAGCAGCGCCTCGTCCCAGCCCGAGTTCAGCGCGATCTGGTTGTCGGCGAGGCGCAGGGCACGCGCCTGCGCAGGGGAGAGATGGCCGAGCCGTAGCACCGGCACCGAGGCGAGGCCCAGCTGCTTCGCCGCCATGACGCGGCCGTGGCCGGCGATCAGCACGCCCTCGGCATCGACCAGCACCGGATTCACGAAGCCGAACTCGGCGATCGAGGCGGCGATTTGCGCCACCTGGTCCTCGGAATGCGTTCGCGCGTTCTGGGCGTAGGGCACCAGCGCGGCGACGGGGATGGTGGTGACCGCGAGATCAGGCAGCATCGACCAACGCCTCCGCCCGCTCTGCAGCCACGGCATCGTAACCTCGGCCGTCGCCATCCAGCGTGACGTTCAGCTCGGGGAACAGCATGCGGTAGCGAGCGATGGCGAGATCGACATAGGCCGGCGCGAGCTCGATCGCCCAGACCTTCCGCCCCGTGCGCTGCCCGGCGAGGATCGTCGTGCCGGAGCCGGCAAACGGCTCGAAAACGGCGTCGCCGAGGTTGGCGTAGGTCTGCATCAGGCACTCCGGCAGCGCGACGGGGAACACCGCCGGGTGCTCGGTCTCGATGCCGCGGCCCTTGTGGCGGGTGATGCGCAGCACGCTGTCCGGGATGCGCATCTCCTGCACGGGCAGGCCGATATGGGTGTAGGCCTTCACCTCGCCGTCCGCCGCCCGTAGCCCGCTACCCTTGTTCCGCGTGCCGGCCCATTTGCAGGGCACGATCTTGTTCGGGGCGCGGGCCTCGCGGTTGAAGTGAAACACCAGCTCGAAGGCCGGCGCGAGGCGGCCGTTCCAGTCGCCCGGCAGGCCGGGCCCCTGGTCCCAGGCGTAAAGCCCGAAGCGCCGCCAGCCTTGGGCGCGCATCCAGTCCAGCCAGCCCTGCCAATAGGGCTGCCACTCGCCCTCGCGGTGGATCAGGCCCAGGTTCACGAGCACCTGGCCATTCCCGGTGAGGATGGTTGGTAGATGCTGGAACACGCCCTGCATCAGCGCGTCCCAATCCGAGACGCCGCCGGTGGTATAGGCGCGCTGGTTCCCGTACGGCGGGGAGGTGAAGAGCAGCGCGACGCGGTCCGCGCCCATGACGCGGGCGACCGACGCGGCATCCGTGCTGTCGCCGCAGAGCAGGCGGTGCTCGCCGAGCAGCCAGAGGTCGCCCGGTCGCGTAACGGCCTGGCGCGGCGCATCCGGTTCGGCATCGGCCGGATCATCTTCCGCCGCTGCCTCCGTCTCCGCCGTGCCGTCCCCGCCCCCCTGGACCGCGGGCGCCGACAGGGCCTCGGGCGCGTCGCCGTCGGACACGGCCTCTCCGGCCGCCGCGAGGATGTCGTCGAGCTCCGCGGCCGAGAAGCCGAGCGCCGCAAGCTCGAGGTCAGGCGCCGCCTGCGCCGCGGCGAGCGCATCGCGCAGCAGCGCCTGATCCCAGGTCGCGTTCTCCGCGATGCGGTTGTCAGCAAGCCGCAGCGCCTCCTTCTGCGACGGCGAGAGATGCCGCAGCACGATCGTCGGCACCTTCTCGATGCCGAGCTCGACGGCCGCCTCGAGTCGGCCGTGACCGGCGATCAGCACGCCAGCCTCGTCCACCAGCAGCGGGTTGGTGAAGCCGAAGGCCAGCATGCTGGCCTTGATCTGCTCGATCTGCGCAGCGCCATGCACGCGCGCATTGCCGGGATGCGCGCGCAGCTCCGCCACCGGGCGCAGCAGGATCTTCGCTGCCATCCAGGGGAGCGTCATCGGGCCATCCAGGATCAGGAGGGGGTGCGAACCATGCGAACCGCGGCTGCGAACCGACGCGGCCATGGTTCGCAGCTAAGCGATTGATATCAGGGCCGAAGGGTGCGAACTGCGAACCACTTTTCGGGCCAGGCGCTAGCGAAGTCGCGCGCTTCCGCCCCCCGCATACGCCGGGCCCAGGAAGGACCCTGCGGCTCGCGAGCCACTGTCTCGATTGAGCGACGCTGTGGCTGGCGAGCCGAGGTGCAGAAGGCTGCACCCGCAATTCATCATCGTGGGGAGAGTCTACGAAATACGGATTCCGCTCCGCCAGCGGGTGAATTGTAACAGCGCAACACGCTGCAGCAGCGCCGTCGCTACAGCGTGTCCCGCGCCCGCTGCACCGCATCACGCGTCGCGACCAGCGCGGCCAAGGTGACGCCAGCCTGCTTCACTGCGGCTGCTTCGTCGGGATCGACATAGGACACCTGCTCTTCGGCATCGACGACACCGGAGGCCAGTTGCTCGTGCAACTCGTCGAGCCGGGTCTTGACGTCAGCCGGATCGGCATCCGCCTCACCAAGCCATTCACCGACGATGAGCTCGACCTCCCGCGCCATGCGGGTGGGCTGGACCCCGCGCGCCGCCATGGTCTGCAGACGCACCAACGCCGCATCGAGAGGGCGCATCGCCGCCCGCTGCCGTGCTGCCATGACCGTCCTCCTTCGTGCGCACGGCCTCTCTATCATGTTCTTGAATTGTTCTCATAGGGGCGATATGCGTCCGCATGCCCGATGGCGAGCCGCCCCGCCTCCCTCCGCCATGGCTGAGCGTCTCGACGCTTGCCGCCGCGCGGGCTGCGCGGCGACCTCCCGATCCCTTCACCAGGGTCGACACCAGCAAGGCGGTGCACGACGCCATCCTCGCCCATCATCCCGCCCTGCCGTTCACGCTGATCGGCGAGGCCGCCGCCTTCGTGCTCGGCATGGAGTGACCCGTCAGGCGGCCCGCTGCCGCGGTACGAGGCCGTAGACCACCGCCAGCACGCCGAGAGCCGCCACCAACATGCCCTGGGCCTGCGCGTGGCCAACGCTGCGCCCACCCCAGCCCTGGCGCAGCGCCCATTCGCGCACGGAGTGCTCGAGGCCGACGACGTGCCAGGCGCAGGAGCCGGCTGCACTCTCGAAGCCGCCCAGCGCCATCATGGCATGCGCGACCTGCTCGCGTGCTGCGACCTGGCGATCAGTGAGGGAATCACCGGAGCCGCCTGGAATGCGGATCAGCGGCATGGCACGCAGCTGGTCGAGCGCCGCAACGCGGAACTGCCGGCGGAACACGGCGCCTGCATCGTGCATCTCCTGTGTGATGGTACCGTTGGCCAGCATCTGGCCGATGGTGTCGACCGTGCGGCGGTGCATGACCGGCAGGCCAGTCTCGGGATCGGCCTCCCGCATCGGCTCCCCCACAGGCCCGTGCTGGAGCCGCCACTTCGACGGCATTGCCAGATCCTCGCCCTTCGGCTTCGCGGTCCTGGTCCTGCGCTTACCGGCCATGGTGGTTCTCCCCGTTGCGCCGGCCCCAGCGCCGGTTGGCCTCGTTGGTGATCGCCTGGCGCAGCCAGGGATCCAGGACGTCGTCCACAGGAATGGCGGCGACGCCGTGCCGATGCCACGCGGCGGCGCGCATGGCGTTGACCTCGCTGTCGTTGGTTGGGCTGCGCGTGCCACGGTTGAGGCAGGAGCGGGGCGCCAGCGGTGCGCCGTGCATGCTCATGCCCGGCGTCCCTGCGCTTCTGTAGCCCACAGCAGCAGCGCGATGGCATCGGCCTCGTTGTCGTCGGCCGGCGCGAAGCCGCGGGCCTGGATGGCGGCGACCATCTTCGCCTTGTCGGCGTTGCCCTTGCCAGTAGCGTAGCGCTTGATCGTGCCGACCGGGACGCCCTCGTAGGGGACCTCGTGTTCCTCGCACCAGGCGGTCAACGTGCCGAGGAATCCGCCGTAGATGTGAGCCGCGTCGGTGCCGGCATGCGCGCGGACTTCCTCGAACACGATGCGGGCCACGCCACCGGACAGGGCGGCGACCTCGGCCAGCCATCCGCGGAAGCGCAGGAAGCGCATCCCGCCGCCCTCGAACCGGGTCGGCTTGAAGGTCATGGTGCCGGAGGTGATGCCGCCGTCGTGCGACCGCAGGGCCCAGCCAGTGGTGGTGCCGAGATCCAGGGCGAGCACGGCGTGGTGCGCCAGGGTGATCGCGGGCGGGAGGGCGATGGGCGGGCCGCTTGCATGGGCAGCGGGCATGGTGAGAGTCGCGGGTGCCATGGTGGTCTCCGAGAGGGGATGATCCTGGTGAGGGCGGCGACGGCGCGGTTCTTGGCGGAGCTCGCCGTCGCTGCCCGGCTTGGGGTCGGCCTGCGTCCGGCGGCCCGATCGCTGGCGGCCGGTGCCGCCCCAACCCAGGACCCAACCGGGTCCAACCTGCGGCGACCCGGCAGGAATCACTTTCGCGCCAAATCAACGGGTTATGCGGGCGTGTCCCAACGTCCCAACCTGGGGCGACCTCCCCTAAACCTATAAGGAGAATGTATGTCCGGCCCGACCCAGACCTTCCGCATCTAGGTTTCAGACCCGTTGGGACGGTTGGGACGTTGGGACACCGGTCGGCAAGTGACTGAGTTGCTGTCGATTTCGTCTGACCCAACCTCAGCGCATGGGTTGGGACGTGGCGGGGGCGTTGGGACATGAGCGCGGCAGCCGTCATCGCGCACTGCCGTCCGGGCGCGGGGCCCGATATCGCCATTCCCGCGTGCCGCGATCCTTGGCGTGTGTGCTCGACTTGAATCGTTCCCACTTCCTGGCCTTCAGGAAGCTGGAGACGCGCATCTGGTCTGCCCGGGTCCATTTCGCGGGCTCGATGCTGAGCGCCTGCTCCAGCACCTCGCCGACGGAGACGTCGGTCAATGGTGTCGGGCGCGGCACGTGGCGGTCCTGCCAGTCGTCATAGTTGCCGAAGCCGACATTCACGCTGCGCCTCTCGGAGACCAGCCAGCGCTCGATCAGGGCGTCCCAGGCGTCCGGCTCGTAGCGGGCCTCCTGCTCGGCGCTAGCGGAGGCGATGAGGTCGCGATCCTCCAGCCACCAGGGCGCGCCCGCGTTGAACCGCCCGACGGCCTCGGCCCAAAGTTGGTCGCGATCGCGGCGCAGCCCGTCGAGATCAATTTCCCCGCAGCGCAGTGGCCAGAAGCGGCGGTTGCCGGTTTCGTCGCGCAGATAGGTGTCGGGATTCACGCTGCCGGCGAAGACGCACTGCCGCGGCACCGTGACCACGTAGCGCTCATAGGGCGGCCGGTACCGATCAGAGGTGCGGGTGAGGAAGGCCTTGATGCGCGAGACTTCGGCGCGGCCGATCGCGTCGAGCTCGGCCATCTCGATGATCCACACGCCACGCATCTGCTGCGCGGCATCCTTCGAGCCGATCTCGGCCAGTTCGTCGGTGAACCAGGCATCCGACGCCAGCACCTTCAGCGCCGTCGATTTCCGGATGCCCTGCGGCCCTTCCAGGATCAGCATGTGGTCGGCCTTGCAGCCGGGGCGCATGATCCGCGCGACGGCCGAGATCATCCACAGCGAGGCCATGGCCCGGTTCAGCGGCGTGTCGGCTGCGCCAAGATAGGTCACGGCCCATGCGTCGAGACGCAGTGTGCCATCCCAGGCTAGCGCGCGAAGATAGTCCTGCACCGGGTGGATGCGGATGTTGCGCGCGACCGCCACAACGCTGCGTCCCACCACGACGGGGGGCACGTTGATCTCGTGGCGCTGGAGCCATTCGGCGCAGCGGACATCGTCCGCGTCGCCCCAGGCCCGCGGCAGGGTGCTGCCTACCGGCTCCCAGGGCAGGGCGCGGGTGACCAGGATTTCCTGCGCGAATTCGTCGAACACCAGCGCGCCGGCGAACGCCGAATCGAGCGACAGCGCCGTGATCACGTTGGCCTCGTTCCGCTCCGGCGTGCCGCCCGGCTCGAGGCGCAGCAGCGAGGCCCAGCGCGGCCGGATCGGCGCCTGGTTCACATCGCCGGTGGTGTTGAAGCGCCGCCGCAATTCGCCGAGCTGCTTCTCCAGGATAGAGACGGCGATGCCGGTCGCGGATTTGATGGCGCCGAGGACCTGGCGCTCGGGCAGTGGCTCGAGGCGGAGGGTGACGAGGCGGCCCAGCAACTGCGACAGCGGCGCCATGTCGGGCGGGTTGGTGAGTGTGGCCGCGGCCGCCAGCAACTCCTCCGCGGTGGTGGGTGGCGGGATCTGTTCGGCTGGCGCCGGCGCCGCGGCATAATCCGCAGCCGTCACGCCATGCCGCAGGTCGTCGTTGAAGTCGTCGCCATGCAGTGGCGCGATGATGCGGGAGGGGATGTTGGCGAGGTTCAGCTGGTCCGCCAGCGTGGCCGCGGCTTGCATGCCGGGGAGGCCGGCATCGGCGAAGATAGTGACGTGGGTGGTGCCGTCCGGCCACCGCCACCGCCGCAGCCCATCCGCGGAGAGCGCAGCCATGGTCGGCACGCTGAAGATCGCCTGCGCCGAGAGTGCGGTTTCGATGCCCTCCGCCACGCCGATGCGGCCGTCAGCGGGGAACGGCGCCAGGCGCAGCGCGCCGCCGGCCACGGGCCCCAGCATCTTCTTCCCCGGCGGTGCCTTCGCCGAGCCGTCGTCCAGCAGGTAGGTACGATGGATACCGCCGGTGGCCTCGCCGGCGCCGTCGCGGACCACAGCCACCATGCCGGCCCAGCCACGCTTGGTGTCGAAGTCGGGAAGGTCCGGGTGGAACAGCAGGTCGGGGCTGTCCGGCACCGCCAGCCCGCGCCTGCGCAGATAGGTCTCGGCCACAGTGCCGGCGAGCGGTTGGCAGCCTTCCAGCAGCCGCGCCACCTCCCGGCTATGGTCCGGCCTCGGCTCCTGCGATCGCGGGCTGGGCGGCGGCTGCTCCATATGGGCGAGTCGCGCAGCCTCGGCGAAGAGCCGCGCCTCCGTCAGCCCGGTCGCGTGATAGACCATGTCGATCGGTCCGGCGCTTTCGCCGGTGGCGTGGTCGAAGCCCCATCCCGCAAAGCGACCCTCGAGGTGCAGGACGCAGGATCCCTCGCCACGCGGGCGGCGGCCGGACAGGTCGGCGCAGCGCAGCGTCTTCCGGTCGGGCGCGCGGACCGCCTGCGGGAACAGCGCTGGCAGCCAGTCCCGCGCGGTGTCCGCCAGCCTGCGGCGCACCTCGGCCAGGTCGTGCCGAACTGGCAGCATGGGCCCGGCATCATTGAGGTCGATGCATGCTGGTGCGGTGACGGCGGGATGGGGTTCGGCGTTCATGCCAGCATCACCAGACCCTGCTCAGCGCGCGTGATGGTGGTGTAGAGCCAGCGGCGCCGATCAAGCTCCGTGCGGCCGAGACCATCGTCCCACACCACCACGTTCTCCCACTGCGATCCCTGGCTCTTGTGACCGGTGATGGCCCACCCGAAGGTCGCCTCGGTCAGTGCGCGCTTGGTCTTCCAGTCGCGGTCGTGCCGCTGCTTGTCGAAGGCGATGTGGTCTTCGAAGTGGCCCTTGTAGATGCGCAGGCGGCCGCGGCTGCCGTCCTGCTGCGGCGGCCCGATGCGGTTGCCGTCCTCGTCGGTCACCACCGCCGAGAAGTAGTAGGTCCCCTCGTCGACGACGGCGTCGAGCGAGAGGAACATGCCGTTGATGAGGCCGAGATCGTTCTGGTTCTTCAGGCAGACGATCTTCTCGGCCGGGCCGGTTGGCAGCCAGCCCGGCCCGAAGCCGGCGGCCTGGCGCATGGCGTTGTTCAGCTGCAGGCGCGTCGCGTTCATGCCACAGATGACCTGACCACCGCGCAGCGCCTGCTCCGGCGTCACGTCGGAATTGCGCATCTTCCAGACGTGGGTGTCGTACTGCCCGAAGCCGATCGCCACGCCTTCGCGGGCCATCGTGGCGAGGCGGATGATCGCGCTCTCAGCGGCCTGGCGGTGGATCTCGGTGAGCATGATGTCGGGCGCATCCTTGGTGAAGGCGCCTTCGCCCTGGATGGGCGGCAACTGGCCGGGATCGCCGAGGACGAGGATGGGCTTGCCGAAGCTCATCAGGTCACGCGCCATGTCCTCGCCGACCATTGACACCTCATCGAGCACGATGAGCCCGGCATGCGCCGCGTCGCTCTTCGGGTTCAGCGCGAAGCGGGGCCGCTTCATCTCGGAGACGGCCTGGCGCATCGCCTCGATCGTCGCCTCGGCGGTGGTGCGATCGAAGCCCGAGAGCTGCCGCGCGCTGGCCATCGCGTCGGTGATCTTCTTCTCGGCGGCCTCGACTTCCTCCTCGGTCGCCTCGATGACGCTGTAGATCAGGCTGTGGATGGTGCGCGCCGGCGTGCCCTTCCGGCGCAGGACCAGCGCGGCCTTACCGGTGAAGGTGGCGGTGACCACCCCGGGCACGCAGCCCTCGCTGTCACCGCCGGCGCGATGCGGCTCGAGGCCCATCTCGCCGAGGGCAAACTTCAGCACGGTCGATTTGCCGGTGCCGGCGAAGCCGAACAGGCGGAACACCTGCTGGTTCTCGGTGCCGTGCTCGAACCAGGCCCGGATCGCAGCAATGGCTCGATGCTGGGTGTCGGAGGGTGTGATGTCGTTCAAGCCGGCGCCTCCCAGCAATGGGCCGCATAGGGACAGAAGCGGCAGAGATAGAAATCGGCGTGCGCTGCGATCCGCGGCGGCAAGTCGCCGGCGTCAGCAGCGCGGAGGATGTCCACGGCTCGATCGGACAGGCGCTGCGCCTCCGCTCCGTCGAAAGGCACCGCCTCGTGGTGCAGGGCCAGCGTGTCGCGGTTCAGCGCGGTGAGCAGCGCCACCTCGAGCTGGAGGTAGGCCATGTAGAGCTGCACCTGCGCGAAGTAGATCGGCTTGGACTGACGCAGGCCGTGCTTGACCAGGTCGGTCCAGGATTTCTGGCCGAGTGCCTTGTGCTCCCAGAGGGATGGCCAGCGGATGCCGACATCGGGCCCCGCGACGATGACGCCATCGGCGTGGCCACGCAGCTTTCCACCCGCGGCGGCAAAGCCGAACTGCTCACCATCAGCGCCGCGGTCTCGCAGATCGAAACCAGCCTGGCGGAGCCAGCGGATGGACAACGTCTCGAATTGGTGCCCCGCATCGAAGACGCGGAGGATGCCGCCGTCGAAGTCGCGGCCCGCATCCTTTGGCGCGTGGGTGACTTCGTAGACCAGCTTGCGTGCGCAGGCCTCGCCGACGCGGCTGCCGCCGAGATAGTCACGCCGTCGCTGCTCACGGTTCCGCGCGACCAGCGCTGCGTCGACATACGCGTTGATCCTCGCCGTGGTGTCGGCGATGCCATGCGCGGAGCACCCGTAGACGAGGCCGGATTGGTGGTTGAGATCGAGGATCATGGCGCCCTCAAAATGGCAAAGGGTCGTCGAGCGGATCCCGCTCGGCGGCCTGGCTCTGCATCGAGGCCTGGAAGCCGTCGACGCAGGCCTCGATGATGCGGTCGATCTCCGCCGCACTCCGGTCGTAGAACGGCGCCATGAGGTTCAACTCCACGAGCACCTCGGCGAGCGGTCGGCGCGCGTCCTTCGCCGCGCGCGCCTCCATGGGCGTCTTGTCGATCACGCCGCCGCTCCGCCGCGCCAGTGCACTGCCGGCGTCGCAGCAGCGCATCGAGCAGAAGGACAGCT